CCGCCTCGGCCATGCCCCCGAATAGATCAGGTGCCTTGATATAGGTCTTGCCCATGGCCGCACGGAACGCGTCAGCAGCAGCCGTGCCTGCCGCCAAGGCTGCGCCTTCGAAGGGATTGGTAATTCCGCCGAGGTCCACCGCCTCGAGTGTGCCGATTCTTAGGCCAGCTTCACCCGTCGCCCAATCAGGCAGGAGGGCCAGCGCCGCGTTCAGCCCTTCGATGAAACTGTTGATCCGCACGACCACCGCATTCAGCATCGACTCGACGCCACCGATGAGCCCATTCGCCGCCTGATAGGCAAAATCCCCGATCGCCTGCGGCAGCGCGCCCCAGATTGCCTTCACCCCGTCAAACGAACCCTGGAACGTCCCGACCGCAGAATTGCCCCAGCCAACCGCCGCCGCCAGCGCCGATTGCAGCCCGTCGTAAATCCCCGCCTGTGCGTTGGCCCAGCCGGCCTCAACGCGAGACCAGGCCGCCGTGGCCGCCAGCGCAAGGCGGTCCCAAGCCTCCGCCGCGGCATCACGCAAAAGGCCAAAGGCGGCACCAACGCCGCCGACTTTGCCCACCAGTTGCGTGAACTGATAGACCAGTTCGCCTGCGCCCACGATCAGAGCGCCGATCCCAGTGCGGATCAATGCCCCACGCAGAAAGACAAGCGCCGTGGCGAGGCCCTTCACGGAGAGAGCCGCAGCAGCCAGCCCTGCAACCCAGCGTCCGGCCATGACCGTGACAAAGGTTACGGCATAGGCCGTAAGCCTCCCAAGATTGTCGAGCACAGCGGTGAAGGTCCGATTGATGGGCCCACCAACCTCCGCCAGCCGCAAAAACCCCTCGGCCAGCGCCGTCACCGCAGGCGCCAAAGCCGCGCCGATCTGATTGCGCATGCCCTCAAAGACCTGACCCACACCGATCAGGGCCAACTCTGCCCGTCGCAAGGCGCTGAGCGCCCTTTGGTCAAGCACCACCCCAAGCCCCGCCGCCCGCTCGCCCAACCGCGCCATCTCCGCGCCACCGTCTTGCAGCAAGGGAATGAGCCGCGTGGCATCCGAGGCCATCGCCTCGAGATAGAAGGTCATCTCTTGGCTGTTGACGCCCGCCTTCTCCAAGCTTGAGACATAAAGCTGCAGCGCCTCAGGTCCCGAGAGCCGTGCAAACTCTTCAGCCGTCACCCCCACCTTCGGCGCGATCTTCTCAAAAAAGTCCGCCATCGGGCCGCCGCCCGTCTGCAGGAAGTCCCCCACCCGGTCGTTCACGTCCTTCAGAATATCGGCGAGTTTCTCTTGTTCGATCCCGACCGTCACCGATGCGGCCGTCCAGCGCTGGAAAGCCTCCGGCGCGGCATTGGCGATCTGGGCAAACTGGGTGATCTCGGCAGCACTCTGTGCCGTGGATCGCACAATAACGCCCAGCGACGCTGTCGCTGCCGCGGCCGCAGCTCCAAGGGCAATTCCGGCTTTGCGCGCAAAACCCGCAAGACGGGCGTTGGCCAGCTCCATCTCGCGTGAGAGACGTCCAAAGCCTTTGGATCCGGCCTGGCCCACACCTTCCAGCTCAGCACGAACCTGACGGCCGCCCACAGCCGCAAGCCGGACAGAGATGCGTTTTTCGGCCACGGTATTGCCCTTGCAATATGTATCACATGATGATACATGCCATTATGATCTTCAGCACACGTGGAAAGCTTGCCGCTGGAGCGGTTCAAGGTCGCTTCGGCAAAGGCTTTCCTGCTGACTTGGTTAAGAGAACGCGCGCCATGCTTTCAGCCTTGGATGCGGCCGTCGTTCTCGAAGACTTGCGGTTCCCGCCCGGCAACCATTTGGAAGCTTTGAGCGGTGACCGTGCAGGACAACATTCGGTGCGCATCAACGGCCAATGGCGCATTTGTTTCATCTGGACCGATCAGGGACCTTCCGAGGTCGAGATCTTGGACTATCACTAGGAGGAGTAAACATGAGCCTCGTAACCAATCCATCCCACCCGGGCGAAGTCCTGGCGGAGCTTTATCTCATGCCACTCGACATGAGCCCGATTTCGCTCGCCGGCAGGCTCGAAGTGCCGAGAACCCGTATCGAGCGCCTTGTTAAAGGCCAGACCGCCATCACGATTGATACTGCGATGCGGCTTGCTCAGTTTTTCTCAACCACGCCAGAGTATTGGATGAACCTCCAGCGCGCTTGGGATTTGGCGCGTGCCCGAGAGACAATCGACGTCTCACACATCACACCTCTAAAGGCCGCCTGAGCCGAGCCGGTCATTTACCTTACGCACCATCACCGCCTCGATGGCAGGTAAAAGTTCAGCGATCGCTGGGGCCGGAATGCCGAGGGCCGCACCAAGCGCAAAGGCCGCGTTCATGTCCCAGCCGATCACAGCGCCGGGGACGATGCGCAACTGACCCCCAAGGCGGCCGACCAGGTCCCAGACCAGCCAACCCTCGAAAGTTATTGGCTGGTTCAGTCGTGTAGGGCAGTCAGGGCAGACGGATCCGCAGGCAGCGCAGTAGCCGTCGCCCCCGCCGAACTCCCACTCGGCACGGGCGATGAGGCGTTTTTTTCCGCGTCCAGCAGCAAGCCTTTCGCGACATAAAGGCTTTGGAAGGCCTCGAAGATCGGCCAGATGTCCAAAAGCGCGTCGATCGCATCAGGGCTTATCGGCAATGGCTCTCCCTCCGCGTCCCCAATCCCTTCCCATTCAAGAATGGCAGAGCGCGCGAGCGCCTTGGCCATCGCCAGTGCGGCCTCCTCCGTCCTCGCCTCTTTCGGCAGGTCGGCAATCGCTGGATCGCTGCGTGCAGCCACCATCAGCGCCGTGGTGAGCGGGCGGAGTTTTACGCGCACGCCGGGGACAAGGTCGCACCAAATAGGTGCGTTGGTGAGATCGAGGGTTAGCATGTTGGGTTCTCTCAGTAGGAGGCGACAGTGTTGACGAGGACGGCCGTACACATCCGGGTGGGGCTCGCAGCCTTGGCGGCCTGCCATTCGAAGGTCGCCTGAATGCCCTGTGGCCCCGGGATTTCGATCCGGGGGCGCGGCAGGTAGACGGCATGGGCCGTGAAGGTGAAGCTGGCACTTGCCCAAAGGCTCCAGGCGAAGACCAACTCACAAGGCGTGCCATCCAGGGCTTGGGTGATGAGGGCCGTGTCGGCAAATCGCACCTCCATCCGCCCGGTTAGGGACGCCATTCCGGGATCGGCACCCTCGATCTTGCCGTCCGCGCGAATTGTCTCGATCCGGTCAAGACCATTGGAATAGGTGACCTCCGCTGAGATGACATTGCCGAGCGGCGTCCCATTGCGGGTAATGGATCCGTTGAAGTGCCCGAAGCGCTGCAAGCCAAGCGCGGTGGTCGTACCTGCAGCCGTGGCGGCTGAGGCACTTTCCCCTTGCGCGATGAGCCGCGCGGTTGCGGTTAGAAGACCTGACCGTGACATTTGCCAGCTTAGCTGATCGCAAACGCAGCCCGTGTACATCGCATAGCGCGGCACTTCGGGCATGCCCGTCTCGATCGCCATGCTTGGAAGCGACCAGTTCCCCGACTGGAACGTGTGGGTCTTCGGTGTCGTGCCGGTGGTCGTGGGGCCTCCGAAGGCCGCCTTCAGCCAGAGGCCAAAGTTCTCAACATCGATCGGCACCACGACATCGCCATCCGCCGTGACCGCATCCTTGATCGGGGCCAGCGGGTCGCGCCCCTGGCCCAAGAGCTCCGAGGCAATCAAGGGCTGCTCGGAACCAAGCGTGGTGCTGGCAAAGGGCACCGTGCGGAAGCCTGTGGCGGGCGCAGTGCCATAAACAGTCTCGAACGCCAGCGCCATGTGCGCCCGCGCCCCATGGGCTCGTGCCATTTTGGTATCCTTTTCAGCGGATTTTGGTTAGAGGAGCAGCAATTGCATTTGACGCAGAGGCAATTCATGCTGGGACAAGCGCTCAGCTATGGGAGCAGCTCTTTCCAAGCGAGCAGGCCCGCATCATTCAGCTGTTGGTACGGCGCGTTACGGTTATGGCTGATGGCCTTGTCATCGACCTGCGCACAGATGGCATCGCCGGTGTCATGCGGGACCTTATGACGCCACGCCAGCTAAAGGCGGCACAATAATGAGCGAGCCCAACACCATTCAGGTCTTCGTACCGCTCAAGATCCGTAAGAAAAACGGGCGGCCGAAGATCATGCCGCCCGCCGATTACCTACCCAGCGAAGATCAAGTCCAAGACCCGCACATTCTGCGCGCCATCGGCCGCGCTTGGGCCTGGCGGCGGCGCATGGAAGCCGGTGAGTTTGGGACTGTTCGCGATCTGGCAATCGCCGTGAACCTTGCAGAGCGTCATGTCAGCAGGCAGCTGCGCCTGGCCTATCTGGCGCCGGATGTGCTGAAGCGGCTGGTGTTTGGGCGAGAGGTGTCTGCCGTGACCGTGATGCAGCTGTCTGAGTGTGCGGCATTGCCGTGGTCGGATCAGGCCAGTGTGGTGTTTGGGGTGGCGAATTAACGCAATCGGCCCTTAGCGGACGGTCATCTGACAGTGCCATATTCCAACAAGCCGCCGTTCGTCTCTTGCCAGCCGCGCCCCCCTGAGTGCGCATTCCGCCTTTGCTACAGCCAGCCGCTTAAGGGTGTCGCGTCCACGCTTAAGTTTCAATCGCAAAGCATAAAGTTGTCGACGACTGCATCGGCATCGGCTTCCAGCGCGGCACCCATATCCGCGCCAACTGCATATGTCCGGGGACCGTGGATACACCGAGCTTGCAACAACGCATCGAGGCCAAGGGCGACGAC